AATTGTCCTGGAAAGCCCGGGTCGAATGCGTGGAACTTCCAGCGATCAATGGAGAGGGCAGACGTAACAGGTGGATCGTTTGAGAATACCCAAACGGCAGGAGAATCGAACCACCACTCTTTGTAGTGGTATCGAAGATCGTAGGCGTGGCCATTTTTAATTTCTTCAATGGCAGAGTAGATACCATGCAATCGCTTTTTATCCATATAGCGAGGCATGTCAATAAAGATACATCCTGGGACCCGAAGGTCCTTGGCAGTCAGGATATCGCAAACAGAGGCGAGAAGCTTCTCATGGTCATTCACAGCAGGGATTCGAATACCTTGGTGCAGCAGGCAACAAAGGGCGGCAACAGTTGTTTTTCCCATACATCCATTTGGGTCATAAACAAAGTTCACAGTGCGGGGGTCATAGCAGGAGGCAGAGTCAATTATCGTTTGCTGGAAGGGGCGGGGCGTAACGTTTCTATACTGGCGGGGGATATAAACAGGGGCATCAGTGTCAGACCAGGGACCATCAACCCGAGTATCAACCTTAGTAACATAAAAGGCTGAAGTGATGTTCTCTGTGCAGGTGGGGGAGAGGTGCGTCTCAGGAATGCCAAGGGCATTGCATAGAGACTTTATTTCACCGAATCGACGTTTTTTATACAGGGAGCCGCGTCCCTGGTAATGGAGGTATCCATCGTCACCGTTCTCGAGCTGGAAAGTCCATTTCTTGAACAGTTGAGTGATTAGCGCTTTGACCGACTCGGGTGTGCGGTCAGCAGCTTTGAGGGTGAAGTCCCATGTGGCGACGGGATTTGTCGTCATGGCTGGTGGTTTAGTTGGGAATCAGAAAATAATTCTGGTTAAACGAGTCGCCAAGGGGCTTCGTGTCGCTGTCGCTCCGCCATGTCAGGGGATTCTGCGAAGCGTGTTTACGAAAAGTCATCGAAAGACATGCGGACGTTGCCAACCGCATGTAAAAGTGCAGGAGGGGCTCCAGAGATCCAGTCGTGTCCATTGTAGGCCTTCCAGCCTATCCAAAGGAATGGTTGAAAGTTCGCTGGGATCGTGGCGCCGGGTTCTTCGTACTTAAGGATCTTTGACTTACATTTGACCTTAAGACGGAGATTGTGGATAGCACATGGCACCCTAACGGAGGCAGGGGTGTTGTTATTAGAAACGAGACCGTGTGAGAGAGTACCGGTCTTCATATCGTGGAGGGTAAAGAGTTCGGAGTTAACCGGATGGTCAAACCCCTCCATATACCTGTCCCACTTGGCAGGCTCCGCGCCATCGCGGAACTGCTTGTCTTCAAAACCTCCGGTTCCAAAGTATCCTTGAACCATTAGATTGTAGCTTGCGACCTTTTTACAAGAAAGGATCATAACCTTGTAGCGGATCGCCGTGGCGTTGGGATCATCAATATGCCAGGCTGGATCCAGTCGTAGAGTCAGGCCAACCGTGAGGGACTTCATGCGAATCATGGAGCCCTCACGTGAGGAGATATTGTTGGTCATGCCAGTGGTGGTGCCAATTGTAGGCACACCGGCCTGCACAACCTTAGGAATAAGTTCAAAGAGCCCATTAGGGCCCATATTACCCAGAATGGGTAGGGGGAGAACTGTCTGGGCACGAATAAATCCGGTGACCCAGTGAGTCTGAGTGTCTCGATCAAGGTACTTGTTTAAGACGGCCTTGAACGGTTTAGAAAGCTTGAGAGTAGCTCGATAACGAGGCTTACGACGCTTTGGAGCAAGCGCCTTAGGCGCTGGGCCCTGTGGTACGTATGCTGAGCGTTTGCCGGGCTGGAGTGGGCCGGCATATTTTCGCTTGGGCATTGTTGGTTAGGAATCAGAAAAAAAGTTTGGTCAAACGACGTTTTCTTCATAACGGAATAATGAGGCGGCTAAAGCCTGTAATACTAATTATTCCTCACGTGGCACATTTGGCACATTTTCATAAACTGGCACAAATATACTCGGTGGCTCATAGGGTATAAATTGTCCTGGAAAGCCCGGGTCGAATGCGTGGAACTTCCAGCGATCAATGGAGAGGGCAGACGTAACAGGTGGATCGTTTGAGAATACCCAAACGGCAGGAGAATCGAACCACCACTCTT